CCTATAGGTAGGAGGGTCCGAGGTCCCCCCGGGAGGGTCCCGGGACCCGACCCCCTACCCGATGTCCCAGAGTCCCAGCGCGCCGCGAACGCGTACCGGTCGACGTGTGCGGCGCGGGTCCTCGAGGACCCAGTGCCAGTGACCCGGTCGCGCCCACTCGCTGCGGGAATCTCTGACGACATCGACAAGACGGACCGTGGCGATCACGAGACCGCGGACGTGACAGAGCTCGTCCGCAGGGTCCCACCATTCGACGTCGACGTTCGGGTCCATACGTCCGGCGTGGATCGCGAACCGTTCACCGATCGCAATGGTCGGTTCCCAGGTTCGGTTCTCTACGTCTTTCGTTCCGCGCGCGATGAGTCCCGCCCACGGTTGACGTACGGTCAGTGCTTTCATACCCGCAGCTTACCGTACTTAGAGGACTAACGGACGCACCAGATAGCCGCCTATCAGTCGTCCTCGACAGGGAACTGCAAGCGCAGGACCCGCGCTCCCGACTGTCCCGCTTGACCCTTCAGCTGCGACCCCGCGTCGAGCCAGCGCGCGGACACGGCGGACACGTCGTCGATGTCACCGCCGATCACGACGACGAACCCTCCCCCGCCGCCCATCTCCAACGCGAGCGTCTCGTGACGCAACAGGTTCGACGCGCTCACCGTCAACCCGTCGTCGTCGCCGTACTGGACATCGCGCCAGCAGGTATCGAGCGCAGTCAGGTCGAACGTCAACCCGCGGGGTGCGACCGGTCGACGTTCCGCGAGCACGTCATGCGAATCTGGCATGTAGAACGGACCCGGGTCGTGTTCACGGCGCAGCGTCAAGTAGCACAGACCGTTGTCGTCGGGACGCACCGGGCCGTACACGCGGTGACGGTCGACGTACCGCACCATCCCCTTCGACATGCGCGACCGACCGATGATGCCGCCACCACCGACGATGACCTGGAACTGCGAGACATCGTGGAAGTGCGACGCGATCACCGACCCGTTCGGTTGCTTCAGCGCCTGCACCTGCGGACCCTTGGTGTCGGGGTCGAGGTCACCGGCGAGCATCGCACGGTCGAACCGTTCGATCGGCAGCTTGAACTCGGGGAAGTGCAGCCATTCCATCCGCCGTACGCTACCGACCTATGACGACTCACAACATTGCTGCACCGCTCGAGACGCTCGCCGCGCCCGTCACGAACCTCACCGAACTACCCGGCAACCCGAGACGTGGCGACATCGACGCCATCGCTCGTTCGCTGCGCGTGTTCGGTCAGCGCAAACCGGTGACCGCCCGGGTGACCGGCAGGGACGAGAACGACGACCCCGTCGGGTACGTCACCGCCGGGAACCACACACTGCACGCTGCCCGCGACCGGCTCGGGTGGTCGCATCTGGCAGTCGTGTGGATCGAGGAGGACGAGACGACCGCGAACGCGTGGGCACTCGCCGACAATCGGCTCTCCGAGATTGGCGACAACGACCCCGACGAGCTCGCTGCGCTCCTCGCGCAGATCGCCGAGGACGGCAGTCACGAGCTGTTCGCCGCGACCGCCTACACCGACGACGACCTCGCTGCACTCCTCGCGTCGTCGATGCCGCCACCGGGTGACGCACCGCTGACCGATTTCCCCGAGCAGTGGGGCGTCATCGTCGAGGTCGACAACGAATCCGAGCAGGTCGAGCTGCTCACCCAGCTGTCTGCCGACGGCTATCGCGTGAGGGCGATGATGTGAGGGCCGACGTGACCGTCTCCGTCGACATCGAGCACACGCCGCGCATCCTTCAGACCGGCGCGATGTTCGACGTGCCACCCGACACGCACATCTCCCGGTCGTGGACCGCGGACCTGCCGATCGAGGACCAGCCCTGGTCAGTCGGCCTGATCGTCGGTCCATCCGGTGCCGGGAAATCGTCAGTCGCTCGTCGCTGCTTCACCGTGCAGCCCACCCCCGAATGGCGTGACGACGCCAGCGTCCTCGACTGCTTCCCCGACGACATGTCGATCCGGGCAATCATCGACCTGCTGACGAGCGTCGGGTTCTCGTCACCGCGTGCGTGGATGCGGCCCTACTCGACGCTCAGTACCGGCGAGCAGTTCCGTGTCGACTGCGCTCGTCGTCTTGCCGAAGCGCCCCCCGGGGAGATTGTGACCATCGACGAGTTCACGTCCGTCGTCGACCGGCAGGTCGCGCAGGTCGCGTCATCGACGGTTGCGAAAACGGTCCGCCGGCAGGGACGCCAGCTCGTCGCCGTGACCTGTCATTACGACGTGGTCGAGTGGCTGCAACCCGACTGGATTTACCAACCGCACGCAGAGCACTTCACCTGGAGGTCGGTTCAATCCCGACCGCAGTTGGAGCTTGGCATCTATCCAATCCATCGCTCCGCGTGGCGAGTGTTTGCGCCGCATCACTATCTGAGCGCCAAGCTGCACCCGGGAGCGCAATGCTTCGGTGGGTTCATCAACGACGAGTGCGTCATGTTCATGTCGTTCCTGCACTTCATGCACCCGCAGGCGAAGAACCTGAAGATGGGTCACCGGCTCGTCGTGCTCCCCGACTGGCAGGGGCTCGGTCTGTCGGAACGCATGGGCGAGACGATGGGGCAGTACCTCTACGAGCAGGGGTACCGGTACCGGGTCGTGACCGCGCACCCGGCACTCATCCGGAGCCGCTCGAGGTCGCCACGGTGGAAGCTCGTCAGCGGCGGTCCGGGTCGGCGCCTGCACTCGGACTCGACGGTGGAGCGGTGGCGGAAGGCTGCGCTTGATCCTCGCCGGTACAACACGTACTCGTTCGAGTATGTGGCTCCGCAAACAGTGCCGCCAGCTCCTCCCGATCGCGGGGGTGTTGACCGTGCAGGTAGTGGAACTGCTCTCGATCGTTGACGTGCGGGAACGGGACATCGGGGACCGGTGCGTTCAAGAATCCGCACAGCGGTGCCCACCCGTCGGTCACGTCGTGCACCAGGAGCCGACGTGATGGGACTCCGTCGATCACGGCAGCGTTGTGGGCTTGATAGGCGGCTATCACGTCGGCGCGGGTGAGCGTGTCGAGTGGTCGTCCGAAGCTGCGCTGCTCGACGACCTCGACGACGAAGCGTCGGAGTGCGACGACCCACGGTGTGCGCGCTGGTCGGTGTGCACGGCGGACGACTTCACCGACGGTGTCGTCGAAGCTGTCCCACCACCGGTCGGGATCGCGCACACTGAGGACGACGTACGCGTCGGGGTACATGGCGGTCAGCTCACGCCAGTAGGTGCACGCAGGCCAGTCGACGGTGGCGCGGTACCCGTCGAGGACGTGCAGGTCACCGTGCCGCCAGCGTTCCATGTGGTCGTCCTGGTAGGCGGCGTACATGTGGTAGCAGGGGTCGTAGCCGAGCGTCTCGAGCGCGTGCTTGAGCGACAGTGTGCCTGTGCGACCGAATCCGGCACCGATGACCTGCATGTGTTTCCTTAGTTGGCTTACGACCGGTAGTGCTGCTACCCTGCCGGTATGACTACTGACAACAGCAAGACCAGGAATCGTACGAAGCCCGATACGACCGGCCTCGTCGGCATCAACGTGCTGATCCCCGAGGCGTTGCACAAGCGTGTGCGGGTCAAGTCCGTCAACAATGGTCTCACGATGACCGACGCTATCGAGCAGGCACTCAAGGCATGGCTGCGATGAGTAACGAACTGCGCGGTCTCCGTGACCGCGAGAGACAGCTCGTCCGTGGGCTACTCGCCGCGGGCTGGACGCTGCATCGGCAGGGGAACAAGCACTTCCGACTCCGGCATCCCGACGGTGTGCACGGCGTGACGTTCGGCGGTACGTCGTCGGACAATCGTTCGTGGTTGAACTTCCGTGCGGACATACGTCGCGTCGAGCGAGCCGTCGCTGCGGAGGCAGCGTCGTGAGGGGCTGGTGGGGGATGGCGTGCTGGAACGGTCTGAGCGCCGACCAGCAACGACGACTCGTCGAGTGGGGCAACCTACCCATCGGTTACACGCCGGATGGCGCCTGCGAGTCAGGCGCGGAGGTCGCGGTCGAGACGCAGCACGACACCGCGCACGGACCCCGGTTCTACTGTCGGGCGTGCGCGGTCGCGTACCTCGACGAGCGGTAGTCAGCCCTCGTCAGGATTGGCAGGGTTCGGATCGTCCGAGCTCTGCTGCTGTGCGAGCTGCGCCTCAGCTTCCGCGCGGGCCTGTTCTTCACTGAGGTCCGGGCCGACGACGATGTACCCGGTGGGGGTATCGCCGGGCTGCGCGTCGGTGTGCGGGCCGGTGAGGATGACGCGAGGAGTCTCGCCGCTTTCGGTGACCTGCGGGGTCACGTCAGCGGTCGGCTCGTCGGAGGGCTGCTCGCCCTCATGCTGCTCAGGATCGTTCTGCTGCTCAGTCATGCAGCGACGGTACTACTGCTGTGGCGGCTGCGGCTGCGACGAGCCCGACGACTGCGTCGGCGACGGCTGTGGCTGTGTCGTGAACTGGCCCCCCGTGGTGTCGGACGGCTGTGGCTTGTCCGACGACTGCGACTGCGACTGCGCCTGCATCTCCTGGGCCTGCTTCTCCTGCTCCTTGACCGCGTCGGCCTGCGCCTCGTTCTGCGCGTTGACCTGCTGCTCGCGGAGACGGGCCAGCTTCTCGTTGCGCTCGTCGTCGGTGAGGCTGCGGTCGCGCTCGAGCTCGTCGACCTGCTCCTGGTACTGCTGTGCGGTCATGTTCTCACCCATGATGGGCTCCTCTGTGTCGTGGACGCCGCTGACGGTACCCCTGATAGTCGTCTATCACACTGGCTGACCTGCACTGCGTTACCCTCTGCGAGCAATGGGTGACTACGTGACCGACTACGGCCTCGTCGTGACCGACCGCCGCCACAAGCGCGAGGACCCCCGGTCGTGGCCTCCGAACGACAACGGCCCCGGGGTCAACGTGCCGCCGCGGACGGTCGGTCCGACGAGCAGCGAAGGCTTCGGGAACACGCACGTCATGTACCCGTCGACCACGACGACCGCGACGCCGTACTCACCGGTCGTCGCACCGCAGGTGATGCCGTGGTCCGGATGGCCCGTCGAGTGGGACACCCCGAACTGGGGGAACGGCGCACGCGGACTGGGCGACATCATCAACCGCGTCTCGGTCGTGTTCGGCGCCATCGACCTCAACGCGTCGATCCTGTCGACGATGCCGCCGTACCGCGTGCGCGACAACAAGGTCATCGAGCCGGTGCCGTGGATGCTCAACCCGCAACCCGAGGTCTACACCGGGTGGACCGAAGCGATGAAGCAAGTCATCATCGCCTACTTCTCCGGCGAAGCGTTCCTGTGGGCAACGTCACGCAACCCGAACGGCACGGTCCGCACCTGGGTGATGCTCAACCCCGGATGGGTCGATGTCGACATGGTCGGCCAGACCCGTCGGTACGAGATGGGTGGCATCGACATCACCGACGACGTGCTGCACATCCGGTACTCGTCATGGCCCGGTGACGCCCACGGACACGGCCCGCTTGAGGCGTTGGCGCTCAACCTGTTCGGCGCGGCGGCGTTGGAGAAGTACCAGTCGACACTCTCGATGCGTGGCGGTATCCCGTGGGGTGTCCTCAGCGCGCCGGGGAACCTGTCGGAGACGCAAGCGACAGCGATGCGCGACCGGTTCGTGCAGTCACGCATGTCGGCCATCGGTTCCCCTGCGGTCATGTCGGGCGGCGTGACACTCACGCCGTTCTCGCTCAGTCCGAAAGACATGGCGCTCCTCGAGCTGCGGCAGTTCGACGAAGCACGATGCGCGGTCCTGCTGTCGGTCCCGCCGACACTGCTCGGCCTCCCGACCGGCGACGGGTCGTTGACGTACCGCAACGCGGAGGGCATCTATGACTTCCACTGGCGTGCGTACCTACGTCCGAAGGCGGCGACGATCATGGAGGCCGTGTCGAACTGGGCGCTGGTGCCCGGCGAACGCGCCGAGCTCAACCGCGACGAGTACGTGCGTCCTGCGTTCAACGAGCGTGTCACCGGGTGGACTGCGCTGCACGGCATCGTCGACCCGGTGACCGGCAAGCGTGCGATCACCGTCGAGGAGATTCGTGCTGCGGAACGTCTCGAAGGCGCGAGCGCAGAGATTCCGAAGTCGACACCACGGGCCGATCCGCTGACCGCACAGGTCGGTGCGCCGTCGATGGTGCAGGCCCAGCTGATGACGGTGAACGAGGCACGCGCGGACTACGGGTTGCCGCCGCGTCCTGATGGCGACCGGATGATGACACCGGCGGAGATTGCGGCACTCAAGGGCACGAACACGCCGCCGGGTGGTCCGTCGTGAGCCAGGACGACCTCGTTGCTGACGCGCTCGACTCGGTCGTCGAGTTCGACCCTGACACACCGACGCCTCAAGCCGAGGCGCTCGGCGAGTACGTGTTGAACTTGCCGCGAGGCGTGCACTTCGACCTCACGCAAGTCTCGACTCTGGAACTGTTGGACGAGCTGCGACGCCGCGTGCTCGGAGGGAGTGGACATGACTGACGGACCGTTCCTGCGCGCGTACCCGACGCAGATCGAGCAGACGGGACCACGCCAGCTGACTGGCCGGCTCGTCCCCTACGACCTCCCGACGCAGGTCCTCGACATGCTCCCCGACGGCGGGATGGACACGTACACCGAAGGGTTCCGTCGTGGTGCGTTCTCACCGCAGGCCGGGTCGAAAGCGAAAGGTGTCATCAACAAGATCGGGTTGGTGCACACGCACGGTCCGCACGGACTCGGATACCTCGGTCCGTTCGTCGGACTGCGTGAGGAGGACGACGGGCTGTACGGCGACGCGCGCATCCTGCCGTCACTCGAAGGCGATGTCGGCATGTTGCTCGAGAACGGCATCGACGAACTGTCGGTCGAGTTCCGGTTGCCGCGTGCCGACCACACGGTCGAGGTCGACGGCGTGAAGTGGCGGGTACGCGCACATCTCGATCAGGTGGCGCTCGAACCGAAGGGTGCGTACGCGACCGCGCAGGTGCTCGCGTACCGGTCCGAGATGGACGAGCAGCAACGCGAGCAAGCCGAACGTGACGCCGCCGAGAAGGTCGAGCGGGAAGCTGCCGAGGCTGCGGAAGCGGAGAAGCAGGCAGAGCGGGACCGCGTCGCGGCAGAGGCGGAGGAGGCGGCGGAACGTCGCCGCGAGTTCGAGAAGCTCGCCGCGCGTGCCGACGAGGAAGTCGCCAAGCAACAGCAGCTCGTCCGTGAGTACGGCGTGACCCAGCCGGGCGGCTTCCGGAGGCAGGACTGATGCCGCCGACCGATACCGGCACGAAGGTCACGTCGATTGAGTCGCCGATCGTCCACCAGATCGCGGTGCCAGCGGCGTGGCATCTCGGAGGGCACGGTGACCCGGTCGCCGAGTTCGACTACTTGCAGCTTCGACTCCACGAAGATGGCACGGTTACATGGGTACGCGACGCACCGACCAAGGGAGACTGACGACATGCCTACCACCACGATGACGAAGGACTACCTCGGTCGGCCACTGGTCAACGCGACCCCGGGTACGAGCCAGGCGACCGACTCGATGGGTCGGGCAGTTGTGGCTGGCAACAAGGATTACCTGGGGCGTTCGCTCGTCGCCTAGACGCGCAGCTCTGATAGTCGCCTATCATCTCGCCTCGAGCAGAGGTGACGACTCTCGACACCCGCAGCACCACGGACTCCCGGTAGCTCCGGCTCCGTCCCTGCGGGCCGACCCGCCCGACGCCTAACCCACCATCACTGGGCCACGGCACATCGGTTGCTGGGTCCGCGTCACCGGGAGGCACCATGCCCCACGCACTCGTCGAGGACTACATCCGCGAACGCGACGACCTCGTCAACACCGTCAACGTGCTCAAGAACAACGCCGCCGACCGCGGCAAGGACCCGACTGCCGACGACCTCGAGATGATGACGAAGTCGTACGCACGCATCGACCGGCTCGACGAGATGATCGCCGTGCTCGGACGCGACACGACGATGGACCAGGAGACGCGCGACAAGCTGCTCTCCCCGACGCCGGGTCCGCCGTCGGAGGTCATGTACCGCTCGGGTGGCGAGATGCTGTGGGACTGCCTGCACGGCACGTTCGGCAGCTCTCACGACCACGACGACCAGGACGCGAAGCGTCGCTGGGACCTCGTGATGAAGCGTGCCGCCGAGCACATGGGCACGAAGGCATCGAACACGACCCCGGTCGCGGGCGATGTCGGCGGTCTGTTCGTCGCACCCATCGTCGGTCCGGTCATCGACCTGTCGCCGAAGGGTCAGCCGTTTCTCTCGGCGATCGGGCGGCAGCAGGCACCGAACGCGCTGACGTTCTCGCGTCCGCGCATCGTCGACCCGAACCTCAAGACAGGCGGCGCGGCCCAGCAGACGTTGGAGAAGGCCGAGCTCGTCTCCAAGAAGTTCGACATCAAGGTCGACAACCTGTCGCTCAACACGTACGGCGGCTACCTCAACGTGTCGCAGCAGCTCATGTCGCTGCAACCGGCGGGGTGGAACATCATCATCAGCCAGCTGCAACGTCGTGTCGCGTGGCAGGGTGAGGCAGCGGCGCTCACCGCCCTCGCGTTGACGACGGCGAAGGTCACGCTCGCGGCGGGAGCGACTGCCGCAGTGACGATCAAGGCGTTGTACGACGCGGCGGCGCTCGTCTACACGAACACGTCGGAGCTGCCGACGTGGATCACGTACGGACCCGCGGGCTGGGCGATGCTCGGCTCGCTGGTCGACTCGGCGGGCCGTCCACTGTTCCCGTACCTGGGGGCGGCGAACGCGATCGGTACCGCGTCACTCGACAGCTTCAACCTCGGTCCGCTCGGGTTGCAGTCGATCCTCACGCCGGCCATCACCGACACCAAGATTTACGTCGGCAACAGCTCGGCGCTCGAGGCGTACGTCTACCCGTTCCCGGTCCTCGAAGCCGTCGAGCCTGCACTGCTCGGTCGTCAGGTCGCGGTCGCTGAGGCGATCGCGTTCTACCGGCCCGTGACGAACGAGACAGGGCCGGTCAGCAACGGCGCTGTGCTTGTCGGTCCGTAACACGACGTGGGTGGGGCGGCGGTAACCACCTGCCGCCGCCCCACTCGCACACGGAAGGACACGACATGAGCATGAGCATGGACGAGGTACGGCGGGCACAACTCGGACTCGGCTACTACGACGCGAGCTACGACCCGAGCGTCTGGACGCCGGACCCGACACTCGCGACGCTCGCACCGAACACGCGGGTGCAGAACTCGGCGGCAGCGACGATCACGTTGACCGGTACGAACTTCGCGACCGACGCGGTCGTCGTCGTCGACGGCGTCGTCGCGGGTGGCACCCGGGTGAGTGCAACGTCGATGACGTTGAGCTACGCACCGGGTCCGATCGGCTCGGGCAGTCGGGCGTTCAAGGTCCGCAACGTGTCGGTCAACGAGGACTCGAACGTCGTGAACCTGACGGTGACTGCGACCTGACGATGGCGTACGCGACTGCCGCCGAGCTCGCCGCCGCGTTGAACACGACGGTGACTGCCGAGAACACGAAGGTGCTCGACGACTGCCTCGGATCGGCGACGATCGAGATTGACCACTACCTGCAAGTCGAAGGGATCGCAGTGGCGACGATCCCGAGTGCGCTATTGACGCGCGTCAACATCAACCGTGCGGTCGAGTGGTTCAAGGCACCGGCGATGTACGCAGGGATCGCAGGTGTGCAGGAGACAGGGACGGTGACCGCGCCGAAAGCGCCGTTCGACGATCACGCCGCGACGCTCCTGCCGTACAAGATGTCATGGGGTCTGGCGTGATAGTCGCCTATCAGCGCGGCGGTCCTGTCGCATCACCGCAGCGTGCGTGGCTGTACGCGGGGGAACAGGTACGTCGTGGGTGAGCTTGCGACACTCCGCGGTCAGGTCGTCGACGCGCTCCGGACCGCGTCCGCGCCGCACACCGACTGGGCGGTCCTCGACCAGCCCGTCGACGGGCTCACGCCACCGGCGTTCATCGTCATGTGGTCGGAGCCGATGCTGTTCGGCCCCACAACCAGCTGTGTCTACTCGGCTGGCGTCGACATCCGGATCGTCAGCACACGCGTCGAACCGGGCGTCGGTCTCGATGTCCTCGAGTTGATGGTCGAGACGGCAGTCTCGGCGCTCGTCGAGGCACGACACCCGATCCGGCAGGTATCGAAGCCCGCGCCGTACGACGTGGACGGGGTCCGGTATCAGAGCGTCGTCGCGTTGTGCACCGCGACGGTGAGCATCACCCAACCCGCGCTGCTTGCAGCATCGAACGGAGGCCACTAATGGCTGTCAGTCCAGTCACCGCCGCACCTTTCATCATCGTCAAGCCGAAGATTCTGCTCGGCAACATCACGACCGGTGTCACCATCGAGTGCGCCGCGAATCAGGTCGACGCGTCTCCCGAGCAGGACGAGAACACGTACGAGACGTTCTGCGGCACGTACACGACGTACAAGCCGGAGAAGTGGGTCATCACCGTGACGGCGTTGCAGTCGTTCGGCGCGGCGGGCCTCTGGACGTTGGTGCGTCCGCTCGTCGGCACGGTCACCGCGTTCGAGCTGCTGCCCGACACGTCGGTGGCACGGTCGGTGTCGAACCCGGCGATGGTCGGCAACGCGCTCGTCAAGGCGTTCCCGTTCCTGACATCGCCGGTCGGCGAGCCGTCCGAGTTCGAGCTGGTGCTGGCCGTCCAGGGCGTACCGACCTTCCCGATCACCTGACCGGTGGCCGCGAACGTCCAGATCGACACGTCGGGCTTGGTGCGGCTCCTCAACCGGATGGAGGGCCGCGCACAGCCCCTCGCGAACGCCGAGTGCACCAAGGAAGCGAAGTCGGTCGTGGAGCAGACGCAGGCGAAGTTGCCTCACCGTTCGGGGGAACTCGCCGACTCGTTGAGCGCGGCGCCGGCGAGCACAGGCGCGATCATCACGTGGGCGGCTGTTTATGCTGCGTGGATCGAGTACGGCGGTTCACGTGGTCGTGCTCGTGTCGCAGGTGGTCGGTATCTCGGTCCCACATGTGCGGGTGCCGACAACCGGATCGCCGCGGCTATCACACGACAGCTCGAACAGGAGGCACGGACGTGGTGAAGATCAGGGTGGACGCTGCGGACATGACGCTCGCAGAACATGCAGAAGCGGCACAGATCGCGGCGGAGAACGGACATCCGACCGACGGACCGGGCGCGCAGTTCTACTCGGTGGCAGCGATGGCGTATCTGGTGCACAAGCGGGTCGACCCGACGTTCACGTACGCGCAGGCACTCAACCTCAAGATGAGTGAGCTCGACCTCGTCAACGAGGACGAGGGCGGAGAAGCGGCCCCGGAAGCCATCGCCGCCAGCAATGGCGGCGCGCCGCAAACATCGCCCGTATCTGGACCCTGAATCCACAGGACGTGCTCGACATGCCGATGGGCTTGCTCGACGAGATGAACAGCATCATCCTCGACGAGCAACGCGCACAGCGTCGAGCGCAAGCACGGGCCCGTGCTCGAGGACGGCACCGGTGATAGCCGTCTATCAGGACCGATGACATGCCGAACACTGCCGATGTCATCGTCAAGTTCCTTGCTGACACGTCGCAGCTCAAGGCGGGGCTGAACGAAGCCGAACGCAGCACGACGGGGGTCACGAAGGCGGTCAAGGGCGTCGGGACCGCTATCACGGGGGCGTTCGTCGCCACCGAGGTCAAGAGCTGGATCACTGCCGCTGAGACTGCCGATCAGGTGTCGGCGAAGCTCGCCAAGACGCTCAAGAACGCCGGTGACGAAACCGGCAACTGGACGAACAAGGCGGAGGAGCTCGCGTCGTCGCTGTCGCGCAAGGTCGGCATCGACGACGAGGTCATCAAGGGTGGGCAGACGATCCTCGCGACGTTCCATGAAGTGTCGGGAGCGGCGGGTCAGCAGGCAGGCATCTTCGACCGGGCAACGAAGGCGGCGGTCGACCTGTCGGCGACAGGGTTTAGCTCGGTCGAAGGTGCAGCGAAGATGCTCGGGAAGGCACTCCAAGACCCCGAGAAAGGACTCGCTGCCCTCGGGAAAGCGGGCGTGCAGTTCACCGAGCAGCAGAAGGAACAGATCAAGGTCCTCCTCGCGAGCGGCGACGCGCTCGGTGCACAGAAGATCATCCTCAAGGAAGTCGAGAATCAGGTCGGCGGCGTCGCCGAGAAATCCGCGACGGGCAGCATGAAGATGTCGGTCGCGTTCGGTGAGCTGCAAGAGTCACTCGGTCGCGCGTTACTCCCGACATTCCTGCGCGTCGCGGACGCGGCGGGTGCGGTCGCTGACGCGTTCGGCACACTCCCCGCGCCGGTCCAACAGTTCGTTGTCGTCGCCGCGCTTGCGGCCACCACGGTCGGCCTCCTCTATTCGGCAGGCGTGAATGTCGTGAGGGGCATGAGTGCGATCGCTGGTGGCGTCGCGAAAGCTGCCGCTGAGATTCCTTATCTGATCCTCCGGTTGCAGATGCTCAACGCGACGCAAATCCTGACCGCGGGTGCGATCGGCCTCGCGGTTGTCGCCATCGCTGGGTTCGTGTGGTGGATGGGCCAGGGCAAGACGGCTGCGGAGGAGGCCGCGGAGGCAGGGAAGCGGTGGGGTGAAGCGCACGTCAAGGCCGCGGAGGCGGCGGGGCAGACGACGCAGCAGACACTCGCGATCCTCGAGCCGCAGTTGCAGTTGTTGAAGGCGGCGTACAAGGGCACCGAGTTCGCGATTCAGGAGTACGGCAAGACGAGTCTCGACGGTGCGGCGTCGCAGCGCGAGTTCGGGATGACGACCTTCGAGGTCACGGAGGCGATGCGTGAGCAGGGCGCGAAGGGCGCGGCCCTGAAAGCACAGATCGAGGAGCTCGAACCTGCAATCAAGAAGCTCAAGGAGGAGCAGAAGCTCGCAGCGATCACGGAGCAGGCACGCATCGCGGACCTCGACCGACTCGCCGCGGCGTCGGAGGGTGTCGCGACGGCGAACGAGACGCAACGCAAGTCGGTGACCGACCTCGCGAACGCGTACCTGGCGGGCCAGGGTGGGGCGCTTGGGTATGAGGCGGCGCAGCTCAACGTCGAAGCCGCGCAGAAGAAGGTCGATGACCTCATCGCGAAGGGCTCGGTGCCAACTTCGTACGAGTACCGCGATGCGGTGAACTCGTTGGAGCAGTCGAAGATTCAGGCGACGAAAGCCGCTTACGACATGCAGGTCACTGAGGGCAATCTCGCCGACAAGCTCAAGAACGAAGGCGTCAGCGGCCTCATCGCGATGAAGAACTCGCTCCTCGAAACGATCCGGGTGCACGGCGACGCGACGGGTGCGGTGCAAGCACAGATCGACAAGATCGACGACCTCATCGCCAAGAACCCGGTGACGACGAAGGTCGATGCCGAGACGAAAGACGCGAACGACAAGGTCGACGAGCACGGTCGCAAGGCTGACCATGCGACCCGGCGACGCAACACGCAGATCGACGTGACGTTGACGCCGTACGCGCAGGAGCAGTTGAACCGGGCAGGGTCGGTCCTCGGCTTCGCGACCGGTGGCCTCGTCCCCGGGTCTCGGTTCACCGCGGTGCCGGCGATCCTCCACGGTGGTGAGCGTGTCGTGTCCGCCGCGCAGCTCGCAGCAGGGCAGTACAGCGGCGCTGGTGGGACCGGGGGACAAATCTCGATCACGGTGAACGTCGCCGCCGGGACCCCGCCCGCTGAGGTAGGCGGCGCGATCGTCGACGCGATCCGGTCCTACGAGCGGACGAACGGCACCGCCTGGCGTACGGTCCAGTGATAGACGGCTATCAGTGACGACGATCTTCTTCACGCCGAACCAGGGCGGGCTCGGTCCCCGCACCGACTGCTCGGTGCGTGTCGTGCTCGGGTACTACCCGTTCGACGCGGGCATCTCGAGATGGGATGAAGCGAAGTGGGATGTCGCCGGTGGCGGCATATGGGAAGGCGGCGCCCCCGTCGACGACGACGTGAGCGCGAACGTCATGGAGGTCACGTACACGGCAGGTCGTGACCAGCCACTCGACCGGTTCCGGACCGGGACGTGCACGGTGAAGCTCTACGACCCCGAAGGCAAATACTCGCCGTGGCTCGACACTGCGACCCCCGCGGTCGATGACGGTGCCATCCGGCCTGGTATCACGCTCCGCACCGAGATAGTCACCGCGACCGGCAAGTACCCGCGGTTCTTCGGTGTCGTCGACCAGATCATCGACAACTGGGCGCAGGTGTCACCCGACCCGGCGAACCCGCACATCGTGACGTTCCGTGCGAACGATGCGCTCGCGACGCTCGCCGCCTACGACGGTGTGCCACAGACCCCAGCGGGCGCGGACGAGCTGACCGGTGCGCGACTCCACCGCATCGCCGACAACGCCGGTTACACGGGGACACGCAACTTCGATGTCGGCAGCGTCGCGTGCATCGCGACGGACCTCGACAAGAACGCGCTCGACGAAGCCGGGTTGACGACCGACACCGAACGCGGCGCGTTGTGGGCCGACGGGCTCGGTGTGTTGCAGTTCCGTGACCGCAACGGACTCGTCGCGGACGGCAGGTACACGGTCGTGCAAGCCAAGTTCGGCGAGGAAGGCATCACCGCACTCCCCGAGGTCCCGACGTTGCCGACGATCGCGGGACTCGCAGCGCGATACAACGCCGACGACGCCGCGTCGATCGCGAGTAGCGCGACGGCAGTGTCGCAATGGAATGACGTGAGCGGCAACGGTCGTCATCTGGTGCAGGCCACGTCGACGAACCAACCCAAGACGGGGACACGCACACTCAACGGTCGCAACGTCATCGACTTCGACGGCAGCAACGACTTCCTCAAGTCGTCGGCGTGGACGCTCGCGCAGCCACTCACCTACTTCGTCGTCGCCGAGACAGACGTGGCGGGCAACCAGCTCGTCATCGACCGGGGGACGAGCGGCACACCAGGCGGACCGATCCTGCAACGCAACTCGACAGGATCATGGGAAGCGTTCGGCGGCACGTCGCTTATCGGCGGTACCGCGGACCTCAACCCGCACGTGTTCGCAGCGGTGTTCAACGGCGCGTCGTCACGTCTCCGGGTCGATGGCGCGCAGGTCGCAGGGAACGCGGGCGCTCAGTCATTCAGCGCGGGTGGCATCACGGTCGGGTCGTCGCGCACACCGTCGCTGTACTGGAACGGCCATGTCGCCGAGGTCCTCGTCTACGCGGGCGCGTTGAGCACGGCGGACATCGAGGCGGTCGAGGACTACCTGGCGTACAAGTGGCTCAACGTGGTGCCACCGGTCGAGGCGGCAGGCGAGATTTGCTACTCGGCGATCCAGCCGGCGAGTGACAACGCGAAGACCCGCAACATCGTGACGATCACCCGTCAGGGCGGCAGTCCGATCACTCGCACGGACCTGACCTCGGTGTCGTTGTACGGCAAGAAGTCGTACCAGCGCACCGACCTGTTGCACACGACCGACGCGGAGAGTCTCGTGATCGCCGACGAGTACCTGGGGCTGTACTCGTACGCCACGAACCGGATCGAGCAGCTCGGGATCGACGTGGCGAACGCCGACCCGGCACACATCGACACGATCATCGGCCTCGACCTCCTGCACCTGATCGAAGTGAAGCGGCGGGCGGTCGGGTTCCAGATCGTCGCCGAGTTGCAAATCGAGGGGATCACGGAGACAGTGACGCCTAGTGCATGGACCGTAAACTTCCGCACGTTCGACGCCGGGCACGTGTTCACGCCCGCAGCGTGGGGTGCGGTCGATTGGGACGAAGGACTGTGGGGCTACTGACATGGGCTTGACCAGCAATGTTGTTGGCAACACCCCGATCCTGTCGTCGTGGGGCAACGAGGTCCGTGACCGCAGCGTGCAGGTGTTCGCGAACGCGGCGGAGCGGACGGCGCAGTGGACGGCACCACCGACGGGGGCGGTGTCGTATCTCGTCGACCAGCCGGGGCTCATGTGGGTGTTCGTCGCGGGTGCGTGGAAGGCGCCGAACGCGATGGGCATTCCGTCCGGCGGCTACATCACCAGCGCGACGGGTGTGCAGATTCCTCCGGCGTCGACGATCGACCTGCCGAGTATGGCGTTCACGTTCACGCCGGTAGCGAACCGCAAAATCAAGATCACGGGCAGCTTGCAGACACACATCAACTCGGGGACACCGGCGACGGCGTTCACGCTCTACATCACGGACAGTGCGAACACGATCTTTGCGCAACGGTCATCGTGGATGCTCGACAATGCGAGCTTCGTGAACCAGCAGACGTTGACGGTGTTCCATGTGATGAACTCGACGGGTGCGGCCATCTCGTTGAAGCTGCGTGCCAACAACTATCTCGGCAGCGCAGTCGGGCTGTATACCGATTTCCAGACGATGATCGTCGAGGACGTAGGACCGGTCTGACATGCCTGACGTGTGGCTCCCCGGAGCGTGGCGCGACTACGGAGCGTGCGCGAACTATCAAGGCGGTTGGAACCGGCTCGAGCTCGCGGTGTCGCACTTCACGGTCGGTGCCGACTCGCGTGGCATCGGTCGTCGTGGCTACTTCCACTGGCTTGTCCACCAGGACGCCGGTCGGGAGAACGGGTGCACGCAGTACGCGCCGATCAACGCCGCGACATGGCATGCCGGCGGGTCGTCGTCGATGCCTGACGCGAACCAGCGGGGACCGGGCATCGAGTTCGAGCGCAGGGTGACGGGCGGCTACAACGATGACGGCCTCGCGAACGCCGAACCGTTGACCGACAATCAGATCGTGTGGGGGCAGCGCATCGTCGACTTCTGCGCCGAGTGGGGCATCGCTCCGGTGATGTACGACGGTCCTCGGTACGGCGCGGGCGGGTGGCGTGGCTGGGTGAACCACCACGACCTCGACCGTGACCGTTACGACGGGCTGACCAACGGGGAGTGGGCTGCGATCATTGGTGGGACGACGCAACCTGACCCGACGAAGCAACGGAACGGAGACAGCGTGCTGTACGTGATTGGCAGTGTCATCGAGGACGGTCGGCCCGATGCCGGTCAGGTGCTCACCGTGCTCTACGACACGGTGAGCGGTGTCGAATGTGCACGGCTCAACGAGCCGTCTGGCGCGTTCGGGTTCGGTGGTGTCGCGTCGTCGTGGATTCAGCAGGGCGCGTTGGCGTACTTCACGTCGCCGCTCGGCGCGTACGTCGTCGGGATGAACATGCAGAAGCTCCGCCAGGCGCACGGCTACCAGGAGTGAATGACGCCCGCGGGCGGCGACCCGTGGGCGAGGTGGTGCTGCTCATCTTGACGGTCGCGATCTGCTTCTGCATCCTGACCGCAATCGTCGCGACGGCGATCATCGCTGTCCTCGAACCGGGCAGCGAGGTCGGTGTCGCAGCGTCAAGTCTCGGAACACTGGTGAGCGCGCTCGCCGGGTTCGTGATCGGACGCGCGCTCGGTGGGGGTCACTGATAGCCGTCTATCCACCCCGGCCTGGTCGGCTGGCCGATCCCACCGCTAGGGTCGCGGACGACGCCGCACCTAGATAGGTACGGCGTCGTCGCATGTCCAGACCACTTTGCCGGAGGACGGACACATGTCGAAACGTACCCCACGCGTCATTGCTGCGATGCTTTGTTGCGTCACTTTTCTCGCGACGACTTCGACTGCTCACGCAGCGAAGGTCGCGTCGCCGACAACGGACCCGGTGTCCGTTCTCACCGCGGACGCGAACGCGTACGGACAGGCGATGATCGTCGCGTTTTGGGACGAGCTCGCACGCTACGAAGCTGCGCGTCTCGAGGCCGAACGTGTCGAAGCGGAACGTGTGGCGGCGGAGGCGGAAGCTGCAAGACTGGAAGCCGAGCGGCGACGGGTCGCCTCTCTGACCCCTGCCCGTCTGAGTCCGACTCCGTCGCCGCTCTCGACTGTCGGTGAGTGCACCGGGTTCGTGATCCCCGACTACATCATCCAACGCGAGTCGGGCGGCAACCCGTCGGCGTACAACCCGTCCGGTGCGTACGGGTGCGCGCAGACGCTCCTGTCGCACTACTCGGGCAGCGGCGTGTGTGCCGGGATCAACCCGTACACGATCGAGGGCCAGCGGGCGTGCGTCCAGATTCTCTACGACCGTGGCGGGCTGGCCCCGTGGGCGGCGACCCGGTGATAGCCACCTATCACCTGCGGACCTGACACACTGTCGGGATGCCGCCAGGGAAGGTCGACCTTGCCATCTACCAAGGCGACGACACCCGGTTCAACGTCGTGTTCTCGATCGCAGGCTCGCCGGTCAACTTGACGGGCTGGTCGTTCGCCGCGCAGGTCCGCAAAGTCTCCGCCGACGACGACGGTGGCGGCGCTCCTCTCGCCTCGTTCACCTGCACGATCACGAACCCGACCGCCGGGATCGTCGAGGTCGTGTTGCCGCACACCCAGTCGGAGAACATCGACGTGAAATCCGCGGTGTGGGATTTGCAGGGCACTGACCCTGCCGGGTCGGTCACCACGTTCATCGCCGGGGCGGCGAACGTCACGCTTGAGGTCACACGGCCATGACGACCATCAACGTGTTCCCTGATCCGCCGCCCATCGACATCAACGTCATCACGGGCGGACCAGGACCGGCAGGCCCACCAGGATCGACCGGACCGACCGGTCCGACCGGCGCGACGGGTGCGACCGGGTCGACGGGCGCGACTGGCGCGGCGGGTGCGGACGCGACGTACGCGACCGGGCAGGCGATCACGACACAGGCCGGCGCGGCGTACACGATCGCGTCGAGTGACCCTGGTGTCCTCGCGACGTTCACGAGCGCAGCCGCCGTCACGGTCACGGTCCCGCAGGATTCTGCGGTGACGTTCGCGATCGGGAAATGGTGCGAGCTCTTGCAGCTCGGGACCGGGCAGATCACTGTCGTCGCGGGTGCGGGTGCGACGTTGCGGACGACGCCAACGGCGAAGGCTCGAGCTCAGTATTCGCGGCTCTACTTGCAGAAGATCGCGGCGAATACGTGGGCGCTCGCGGGTGACCTGGCTGCGACCTGATGCGCGGCGCGGTCGCAACACAACATCCGCCGTGGTCACCGGCGGCGATCGCCGGTCTGGTCGCCTGGTACGAGGGCGAGAGTTTCACGACCGGAGGCGGCGGCGTCTGGCTCCCGATGCCCGGTTCGCCGGGCGGCAACCTGACACCACCGGGTTACGGCGCGGTCCCGTACCCCAGCACGATCGGTGGAGGACCCGCAGTCCAGTTCCGCGGCGCGACCGATTCCGTCATGCGCGGCAGTGCGCTCGGAGGCGGTGACGGGCGCCTCCCGCGACCGTTCACGATCCTCGCCGCCGTCGAAGGCATGGGGAACACGGCGAAACCCCGCTGGGCACACATCGACGGATGGGGACGCGACCTCGCCTGTCAGGGCGCACCACGGTTCGAGGTCAACGCCGGCGCGTCACCGGGCGGTCCGTCCGCCGACAGCGCGTACCACGCACTCGCGTTCATCCTCCACGCCGACAACACACAGAGCATCTACCGCGACGGCGTGTTCGTATCCCGCACCGCGGACGGCGGGGGCTCATGGGGCGGAAACCTCATGCTCGGCGGATACACCGGGGACCAGTCCTTGAACTGCGCCGGTCGCATGGGCGCGTTCCTCATGGCACTCGGGGAGATGTCACCCGCGGACCTTGCTTCATGGTGGGCGTACGCGGACACGAAGTGGGGAGCATGGTCGCCCGGCAAGATGACATGGCTCGCACAGTTCGACGCGTCGGACGCAGGGTCGATCACACAGGCGGGCGGGCTTGTCTCGCAATGGTCTGACAGGAGCGGCAACGCCCGCAACCTGCTGCAAGCGACCGGGCCGAATCAACCGGCGTACATCGCGGCGGATGGAGTGCTCAACAACGCGCCCGCGTTGTCGTTCGTCGATGCGGGTGACCACATGCAGACCGGCGCGATTGTGCGGGCGCAACCCCTGTCGTTCGTGTACGTGGGCACGGTCGCGACCGTCGCCTCGGTAGCAGTCTCGGGTCGTTCCGCGGCCGACGGCAACCAGGCGCCGGGGACGAGCCGACAAGCGACGCAATGGTCGATGTACGCGGGAGCAAGCACGTACTTCGGGGCTTCCAACGGCTCACCGCATGTCCTGGTGAGCGTCTACAACGGTGCGAACTCTCGCGGTGTCCTTGACGGTACGAGCACGTACCCGTTGAACCCGAGCACGACCGGCATGACTGCGCTGACGTTGGCTTCGTACACGGGCGCGCAGGACTACAACATCGGCGGGCACTGCGGGTTCGTCGGCCTCTACTCGGGTGACATCACACTCGACCCGCAATGGTGGAATCTCCTCACGTACCTGCAAACGAAATGGGGGACGCCGCCCTGGACTCCGGCGAGCCTGCCGGGCCTGTCGGCGTGGTACGACGCATCCCACGCGCCGAGCATCACCGCGGTCGGAGGGACCGTCACCCAATGGAACGACCGTGCGGGGAGCGGCAAGTTCCTCGCGCTCACCGCATCACCCAACGGACCGAAAACAGGCGTGCACACCATCGGTGGCAAGAACGCGTTGTGGTTCGACTCGACAGGTTCGCCCGTGCAGGCGATGGACGGCGTCGCGAACGGTTACGCCGGGTTCACGCAGCCGTTCACCGCGTTTGTCGTGGTCGATCATCTCTCAGGGAACGCACGTATCTTCGACTCGTCGAGTGGCGCACGTTCACTGCTGGACGCGAGCGCGGGCAGCGTTGCGATGTACTCGAACGCGGGACCGATCGCCGCACCGCTGTCGGTTCCTAGCGGCCCGTTCTGTCTGATGACCGTGTTCAACGGTGCAGCATCGAAAGCCCAAATCGACTCGGTGCTCGCGACAGCGTTGAACCCTGGCACCGACGGGTTCGGGACCCCGAAGATCGGACAGGACGGCGGCAACGGTGTTAACGGTGCGTTCGACCTGGCAGAGATTTCGTTTTGTGCGGGCGACCAGTCAGGACAGTTCCCGGCGTTCCTCGCGTACGCACGAGCGAAGTGGGGCGTCGACGCGGCGTGGTCACCGACACGCTTGCCAGGCTTGGCGGGCTGGTGGGACGCGAGTGACACGGCGACGATCACGGCGAGCGGTGGGCTTGTGTCGCAATGGAACGACAAGAGCGGCAACGGACGCCACCTGACGCAAGGCACCGGTAGCGCGCAACCGTCGACGGGCGGCACCGTGAACGGACGTAACGCGTTGCAGTGTGTCGCAGCAGGCGGCGCGAAAACGATGGCGGTCACCGGCCTCTCTGTCGTGTCGCCTCACGGTTTCACGGTGGTGCAGGTATGGGCACCGCAGACGGTCACGGCGTACGCCATCGGCTCTGTCACCGGCTTTGCGGGCTACCTGCCGTACACCGACGACGCCCGCACGTTCCAGTCGTACAACACGCCGGGGCACAACAGTCAAACGGCGGTAATCGACCTTGGTCGTATCCCCGCGTCCGCGGAGGCGCAAATGTGGTCGTTCCTTGTGCGCGACACGACCGCACGCGCACGGCTACGGAACGCGCACGGCGAGAACATGACCGGCAGCGACGTTTACATATTCCCGAGTCCCTGGACCGGCACGGCGATAGGTGTCGGCGCGGACGGGCTGGGGGGACGTGCGTACACCGGCTACCTCTGCGAAAGCGTGATTTGCTCTACCGCGATCAGCGACGCTGAGCTCGCACAACTCGAGACGTATCTCTGCAACAAGTGGGGGATTCCATGACGGTCTGGTGCACGTTCGCCGACGAGGCCGAGTTCCGTATGTTCCATGACGCGGCGTGCGCCACCCTCGGCATCCCGTTCCCCGGCGAGAACATGGGGACGGGCGAGCCGGACCCGTTCGCGCAGTGGACGACGGCGTACGTCGATCCGTGGGTCGTCGGACTCGCACGCGAAATCATGGCGGAAGTCGCCGACGAGGATGTGGCGACGTACCGGTTGACGCCGGCGAAGGACCCGCCTGTGTGGTCGGCCATCGACGAACCGGCGGGTGAGATTGCGGACCCGTACCCGCCGGATTGGGACTGGCATCAGCCGATCCCGCCGGAGTACCTGGAACCACCGCCGCCGATCGAGGTCTGATAGTCGCCTATCAGACCATCCACCACTGAGGTCGGTGAGCCAGCTACCGTACGGCCCATGACTTTTCTCATCGCAATCGCACTCGCCGTATTCGTCATCACTCCGCTCTACACGCTCGCTCGGGACTGGCTGCGTGACCGTCGTCGGGTCCGCGAGCTCGACGAACGTCTCGCCGCCCGGATGCGCCACCCAGCCGGGTGACCCCCGCCGAAGCGTGCGCCGCGCTCGCGCTCCCCGACCTTCTCACGGAAGCCCGACGCGTCGCCGACGTGAACGAGCAGTACAGCTCACATGTCGTCGCTACCGTCATCCGCGAACTCGCACAACGACTCGACCGTCGGATCGTGTGCCCGCATTGTCGTGGTGCGTTCGACCTATCGCTCCTCGAGCGCGATCGCAATGCAGATCGACGCGAAGATCAAGATGAGGATGAGTCCCGCCCAGCCGCCGACGGCGACGCCGAGAATGGCGAGCGGGATCAGGCAGATGACGGCGCCCGGTAGCACCCACCGGGGTCGGGGTGGGCGCTCGTCACGGTCGTCTGCCACGCTTACTCCGCTACTCGACATCGGAGCATCGTAAGGGGGAGTTATGGACGACACGCAGGCTTGGATCACGGCAATCAGCGTCGCGGTGATCGCAGTGACATCGGTCGTCGCGTACTTCGACACGGCTCGGTGGCACCGTCGCCCTCGCCCGTGACCGACGACGACGACCGTCGTCACCAGGCGACGTGCGACGTGAACCTGTATCCCGGCGAGCCGTGCAACATCGACTGTCTCGAACGGCCCGACGAGATAGCTGCGAGCTGGGCGTGGCTCGACGAGCAGGCGGCGTTCCGTCAGTGAGGCCGTACGACCAGGACGCCGACTGGCCGAAGGACGTGCTCGACCGGGCGTTCGAGCGGATGGCAGTGGTCGGTCTGGCGTGGGTTGCGCTGGTGCTGCTGGTGATTGCGGTGTACGCGTTCCCCGGATGATAGACGTCTATCACCTCACTTGACGTTGGCACGGCAACGCGCTAGGTTGCCCGTCCATGCCAACCAACCGCAAGACACTCAAGGCGTACCAGCTCACCGACATGCGTCGCTCTGCCGTCATGGTCGCCGCACGGAAGCGCAAAGCTGCCGAGCGGCACGACGAACGGGCCCGCCAGTTCCGTGAGGAAGCAGCGGCGCTCGACGCGGAGGCGGCACGTCTCACCGAGCAGCTCGAGGCCGCTTCGTGAAGGCGTGCGAACGCTGCCGTCACGTCCCCGTCATCGGACCGTTGACCACGAAGCAGACCCGCGAGTTCGAGGCGTGTGACTGCATCTGCCACAGCACCTGGAAGCTCGTCCGGCGGGAGCCGTGAGCACCGAGCTGTACCACGACGCGGTGGCGGGCCAGCTTGAGTTGCTTGACGTTCCGGCGCGCTCCGTCACCATCGACGTGCGCGGGATGCCGCGACCCCAAGGGTCGATGAAGCTGCACACTCTCCCGAACGGTCGCGCTGCTGCCCGGTACCCGGCAGGTGTCTACGTGTGGCGGGGACAGGTCCAGGCCGCGGTCGCCGGGATCGAGTGCGAGCAGTTCACCGGACCGGTCGAGCTACGACTCGGGTTCGACATGCCGCGACCGCTCGCCCACTACGGGACCGGCAAGAACGCGGGGGTGCTCAAGCGTTCCGCACCTGACGTACCGCACACCGCACCTGACCTCGACAAGCTCGTCCGTTGCGTCAACGACGCGATCACCGACGCCGGCCTCTGGCGCGACGACGCACAGGTCGCCGTGATCGTCGCCGCGAAGCGTTACGTCACGACCGGAGTTCCCGGCGTGCTCATCACCGTCACGGAGTTGCACACATGACCACCATCCAGTTCACCGACGAGCTCATCGTCGTCACCTGCTGGTGCGGCATCAACCATGCCGTGCCGACCAACCTGCGTGACTTCCAGTTGCGTCAACACCGCGACGGCAAGCACGTCCCGACGATCTGGTGCCCGCTCGGTCACGAACACGCACCAGCCGGGGAAGGCGAAGCCGCACGGCTCCGCAAGCAGCTCGAGCAGCGCGACCGTCGCCTGACCGCGTTGCGTGCCGACAAGGATCAGGTGGAGGCGTCGCTGCGGGCGACGAAGGGTGCGCTCACGAAGGCGAAGAACCGGGCGCGGAACGGTGTGTGCCCGGAGTGCAACCGGCACTTCGCGAACGTCGAACGTCACGTCAAGAGCAAGCACCCGGAGATGGGCTGATGTTCGTCTGCACGCGCTGCGAGCGCGAGGTCCCCAACAGTTACGAGCAGTTCTCCGAACGGCTTGAGTACCGGCGCATGGACTGCAAGACACGACCGGTGTCGTTCACGACCCGGCTCGTCTGCATTGAGTGCGTATCCGCACTCGGTGCACTGCACGACCGTGGTGGCCTGCACGTCGCGGTCACCGAGGAGGACCGCCCGACGATCACGCAAGGGGGACTGTTCACATGACCAGCAGCATTCCGATCGACAACCTCGCTTCCGCCGCCGACACTGTCCGGCGCGACCAGTGGGGCCGGTACCTGATCGTCCCACCCGGGGGTGGCAAGCCCGTCGGCTACACGCGAGTCACGACGATCGCCAAAACCCTTGATTCTGGTGGGGGGCTGGCTCCGTGGAAAGCGGCAATGACCGCGTCGGGCGTCATCATGCGACGAGGTCTGCGCGCGCAGTGGGAGCAGCTCCTCGCACAGTCGAACGGTGACCCGTGGTACGGGGGTGAGCAGCACAAGACGGAAGCGAAACGTCTCGTCGAGGAGAGCGCCGCCGCGGGGGGTGCGAACGACCGACGTGAAATCGGGTCGGCACTCCATGCGATCACCGCGCTCGTCGACACCGGCCAGACCCCGAAGCATCTGACTGCCGAAACCGAAGCCGACCTGCGTGCCTACTCGACGGGCCTCGCACTGTCCGGCATCGACATCGACGACGATGTCGTCGAGGTCACGGTCGTGCTCGACGAATGGCAGGTCGCGGGGACGTTCGACCGGATCGTGCACGTCCCCGGGTTCGACCTGCCGCTCGTCGCTGACCTCAAGACCGGCGCGGACCTGTCCTACTCGTGGCAGTCGATCGCGGTGCAGCTCGCCGCGTACTCACGTGCCGACGACATCTACACCCAGGGTGCGAACAAGGACGGCACGCAGGACACACGCAGGCCGTTCCCCGATGTCGACAAGCGTCATGGCCTCGTCATGTGGTTGCCCGCGGGGAGCGCCAAGTTGGAGTTGTTCATCGTCGACCTCGACGCCGGATGGACAGCGTTCGACGCGTCGGTCTGGTGCCGCGAGTGGCGGAACCGGAAGGACCTGGCAACGCCACTGTCGGAGTACAGCGTCGACCTCCCCGAGCCAGCCGTCCCGTCGGCACAGGACGGCCCGCCGAACGCGGACATGACCGGGGACCTCCTCGCGTCCGTCGTCGAACAAGGATCACAGCAGTCGGTACGTGACTGGCTGCAAGGACGTATCGAGGTCATTGGTCAAGACCCCGCAGCGCGCACCATGCTGCGTGACCACTGGCCTCCCCACATCGCGTCGTTGCGTGCGTCCAGCGCACACTCGACGCTCGAGCTCGTCACCATCGAGCTGGTGCTTGATGGTGTCGAACGGGCCTGCGGCCTCGGCTTCCCTGACCGCAAGCCCACCCCAACGTTGATCCACCAACCAGCACAGGAGCACTGACCATGAGTAACAGCATCCCGTTGTCGAGTTTGCAGGGTGGCAGTCCTGCCGCGAAGTTCGAGAAGGTCGGCGACAAGTACGCCGGTGTGATCGAGTCGATGGACGAGCGCCAGCAGACCGATTTCAGTACCGGCAAGCCGCTGTTCTTCGAGAGTGGCGACCCGCGTATGCAGTGGGTCATCACGATCGGCACCCCGGAGGGCGACAGCGTCTCGTTGTACGCGCGTGGCGGGAACCACAAGCCGGACCGGGGGTCCGGCGAGTCGATGCTCAACGCGATCGGCACCGCGGTCCTCGAAGCGGGAGCCAACGCCCTTGAGGTTGGGGGTCGGCTGGCGGTCGCACACACCGGGTTCGGTGAGGCGAAAGCGGGATTGAACGCGCCGAAGCTCTACACGGCGCAGTACCAGCCGCCCGCAGCTCCGAGTGTGGCGGTCGACGACCTGTTCGCCAGCTAGTCCACGACTCACGGCACGCCCGGTTGATAGGCGACTATCAACCGGGCGTCGTCGTCCTCACGTTCGGAGTGACGTATGGACTACCGCGCTACGGCCCGCAAGTACCTCGACGCGGGCTGGCACCCGATTCCGCTCCCGGCAGGCGAGAAGTCCCCGCCGCCGGGAGGGCTGACGGGTGCCGATGGGGTGAACCTGACCGGCGAGGAAATCGACGCGTTGCCGTGGGACGGCAACATCGGTGTGCGTGTCCCCGAGGATGTCATCGGCATCGACGTGGACGCCTACAAGGGCGGGCTCGAGACGCTCGGCAATCTGACGTTCAAGTTGTCGCCGTTGCCGCACACGTACGTGACGCACTCGTCGAGAGGAGACGGGTCCGGTATCCGGTTCTTCCGGGTGCCAGTCGGGATGGCGTGGGTGCCGGGACTGCCTGGCATCGAAATCGTCCAGCCACACCACCGGTACGGGGTCGTGTGGCCGTCGCTGCATCCGGAGGGACGCCCGTACTACTGGCTGCACGAATCGGAGCCTGAGTTGCCGTGTGGCGTCCCGCGGGTCGACGAGCTGACCGAGTTGCCGTGGCCGTGGATCGAGGAGCTGTCACGGGCATCGAGCGCCGCTGGCGACGTGACCCGTGCGGTCACCGGGGCGGCACGTCACGATTTCCTGCTCGAACACACCCAGGCGGACGCCCCTGGCTATTTCACCGAGAAGATCGTCGGCAGGTTCGCGGAACGGACCGCTGCCGGGTTCTCCCGTCACGACACGATGCAGCACTGCCTGACGTGGGCGATGGAATGCGTCCGTGCGGGGCTGTGTGACGGCGTGTGGGCCGTCGAGCAGCTCGGGGCGGTGTGGGCGCAGGCGCTCGCCGGAGAGCCGCAGAGGGCGCTCCTGACGGACGTGGGAGCCACCGAGTTCGAGGCGATGGTCCGGCACGCGATCGGCAAGGTCATCGACCGGCCCGACGCTGAGTTCCACAAGATGCACGCCGACATCGCTGGCATCCCCATGATCGGCGCGACCGCTGCCGGCGCCGCGGTGATAGACGGCTATCCGTCGAACCTCCCGACCGAGTTCTGGCAACGCCCGCTCCTCGCCGCGATCCGCGCGCACGCCCACTCCCGAGGACGCTCCGCCGACGCGGTCTACGCCGCCGTCCGTGCCCGGTTCACGGCGACCGTGCCGTCCACGCTGCGGGTCGAAACCGGGGTCGGCACCCCGCTCTCGTTGAATGCCCTCATCGCGATCATCGCCCCGTCGGGTGGCGGGAAGTCGTCGAGCGTCGAGGTCGGCAGCGAGCTCGTGCCGATCACCTACGACACGGTCTACATCGGGCCGCTCGGCTCCGGAGAAGGGCTCTCCGAGGCGTTCTTCGAGTTGCAGCCCGACCCGAACTACACCGGCAGCGGGAAAGCACCGCTCATCAAGGTGAAAACGAAGGACGGCGCGCTGTTCGACCTCGACGAAGGCGAGGCACTGTCGAAGCTGTCGTCACGCACCGGGGCGATGGTCCTCCCCGAGTTGCGGAAGGCGTACAGCGGGCAGGCGCTCGGCCAGTCGAACGCCTCGGCGTTGACGAAGCGGGTCATGGCCGCACACTCGTACCGTCTCGTGCTGCTCGTCGGCCTCCAAACCGAGGTCGCCGTCCAGCTCCTCGCGGACGCCGACACGGGCACACCCCAACGGTTCGTGTTCTTCTCGGCCATCGACCCGACGATCACCCCGGGACCTGCGGTCCTGCCGGTCCTCCCGCCACCACCCGCGGCGATCACCGGCGCACCCCACCGCATGACGCTCGTCCCCGAAGTGCAGGAGGAGGTCGTCACGACCGATGCGGCAGTCCAGACCGGACGGCTCAAGCTCGCCCAGCTCGACGCACACCGTCCCGGGAACCGCATCAAGGAAGCCGCGGTGCTCGCGCTGCTCGACGGGCGCCGGGTCGTCGACGCCGAGGACTGGCGACTGGCCGGGCTCGTCATGGACACGTCGGACACGATCCGGCGTTCGATCACCGACACCGCGGTCGCCGCTGCGGAACGGACGGCAGTGTCGACAGGGACCCGTCAGGCGGTCACGGAAGCGGCGAAGGAGCGCCGCCTCGTCGCCGACATGCGCCAACGCATCGTCGACCGGGTGCCACCGGAGGGCATCGGTCGGAACCAGCTGCGCAAGATGTGCTCCTCGAGCGGGACGAAACACCGGTTCGGACCGGCGCTCGACCTGGCGGTAGCGGACGGCAAAGTGGTGGTCACCGGCGACCGTGTGGAGCGTGCCCCGTAGGGGGGGAAGGGGGGGAAGCTTCCCCCCCTGGTCATTCGTCGACTTTGCCATCGGCAACCTACAGCCCTTATAAGTTGGTAGTTCTCTCGACTTCACGCGTGAGAGGGCAACGAGGGTGGGGGGGAAGCTTCCCCCCTTCCCCCCCTGGGGGCTGCACGGTCGGTGTGCCGGCACCCTGCGGGTGATAGTCGTCTATCACCCCTACGCCACGCGGCGCGACCTCCCCCCGAGTGTCCGGACACCCGGACACGTCGCCAGCCGACCCGTATTTCCTGGTCGGCACGCCAACCCCCCCACAACCCTTACGGCACAAGGGCTGTAGAGGTGCACCCCGGCAGCCCTTATGGGAGTAGGGCTGTAGGGGGGACCCTCCCCGGAAAAGCTCCCGCACGCCTCGGGGGGATAGAGACG